GTGCGGCAAGTGCAAAAAACGTTCGGCGTCGTCGGCGCCGGCGTCGTGAACGCGCTCACGCAGCTGCTCGCCGGCGTACGTTTGCCGCCGGTGAACGTCGTCGTGACGTTCCTTTCTAAAACGTCGCCGACGGTCGCGTTCTTGAGCAAAGTGGCGAGCAAGACGGCGTACTTGACCAAAGCGGCCATCGCCGCGATCTTCGACTAGAGGGCGAAACGCATGCAGATCGTCGCAACCGATACCGGCGCGCCCATCAACGTCATCGCGACCGACGAGCAAGGACAGCCGTTCTCGCTGCAGACCGCAACGTCGGTCGTGCTCAACGTTCTTTTCCCCGACGGCGTCACGCGCAAGTCGTTCCCGCTCACCGTGCAGAGCACGACGCTAAAAGACGACTTCAACGTCACGCTCGCCAACCCGTATTTTTGGGCGCAGTACAAACCGGCCGCGACGGATCTGACCGTCGGCGGTTCCTACACGTGCCAAGCCGTCGCGACTTTTTCGGGCGGCACCATCTCGACGGCGCGCTTCACGCTGCTGGTCGAAACTAAAGTCTGACACTCGCGGCAGATGCGCCGCGTCGAGGCGCAACCATGCCAAGCAAAAAACAAGCCAACGGGCGCGTCAGTCCCGCCGATTGGGCGGCGGCGCGCGACGAATACGTCACCGGCGATAAGTCGCTCGCGCAGATCGCAAACGATTTGGGCGTCACGCTCAACGCCGTGAAGAAGCACGCGTGCGATCGCGCACAGAACGGCGACCGAACGTGGGCCGAGTGGCGCGAAGAGTTTCACGCGGAGATCTCCGGACAGAAGACCGAAGTCGTCAAGCGCATTAAAGTAGACGCGGCGGCGAAAGTTTCGATGCGGCACGCCGAGATGCTCGCCGAACTGGCCAACCAGGCGCGCACCGCAATCGCCGACGCGCTGGACGCGTGCGAGCCCAAGGACAAAGTCAAACTCGCGCTGGCCATCATCGCGACGGAGCGTCGCGTGCACGGCCTGGACCGCGCGCCGGTGCAAGTTGAAGTGACGGGGAAAGATGGCGGCGCTATCGAGCACGATATCGAGCACGACCTCGACGACGGCGTTCGCGCTGTTGCAGAGCGCGCTCTCGAAGCTCTGTTCGGGCAAACGCAAAGCGCTCACCAAGGCTGAGCGTAAGGTCGCCGCCAAGGCGCACCCGGCCTATTTCGCGTGGATTTACCTGCGCGGCGACGACGGCTCGGTCATGACGCCGACGGACTTTCACCTCGAGTGGTACGCCGTCGTGCTCGCGATGCTGCGCGGACAGATTCAGAACGCCTGCATCATGGCGCCAAAGTCGCACGCCAAGTCGACGATCTTCTCCAAGGTCATTCCGCTGTGGCTCACGTGCGTTGTCGATCCGAATCTGCGCACGATTAACGGCGCCGTTAACGCGACGCTGGCCGAACGCTTTTTGCGCGCGAACCGGCGCGAGCTCGAGCGCAACGAGATGCTGATCGGCGACTTCGGTCCGTTTAAACCGGACGATCCGGAGAAGTGGACGCAGACCGAACTCATCGTGCGGCGCGAATCGACCTCGCCCTCGCCGACGTGGCGCGCGGTCGGCTCCGGCGAGACGGTGCAGGGCGGACGATCGGACTGGATTATCGGCGATGACATCGCCGACATCGACAACTCGCGCACGCAGCACCAGCGCGAGAAGTTGATCGAGTGGGTCGACGGCGACTTGCTCGGAACGCTGGAGCCGGCCGGCCACGCGATCTTCATCGGGACCGCCAAGCATAACGACGATCTGTATTGCACCTTCGAGCGGCGCGCGCAGCAGCCCGGCAGCGGCTGGTGGTTCAAACGCTACGACGCGATCGTCGACGAGCGCACGTGTCGCGCGCTCTGGCCGGCGCGCTGGTCGTGGGACGCGCTCATGGCAAAGAAAGCGGCGGTCGGCACGGTGACGTTCAACCGCGACATGCGCAACGTCGCGGTCAACGATGAGACCTCGCTCTTTCCGATGGCGCTGCTCGAGCGCGCGAAGAATCGCGACCTCACCTTCACGAGTTCGTACGGCGCCGCCGACGACGAGACGGACACGGTCACCGCCGGCGTCGACCTAGCCGTCGTCGAGGACGAGCGGCAAGCGCAGGCGTCGGATTCGGACTACACCGTCTGCAGCGTATGGCGGCTCATGTCGAACGGACGGCGACGGCTACTCTGGGGCGAGCGCCGGCGCGGTTACGACTTTCCCGCGCAGACGCGCCTGTGCGAGTCGACGTTGCGCCGCTACATTCGCCGGTTGCGCGTTGCGATCGTGGAAGCCAATCAAGCGCAGCGGTGGTTCGCGTCAAACTTACTGTTGCAATCCAAGGGCGATTTGCCGATCCGCAAGCACGTCACGGGCCGCGGCGTACGCGTCGACGTGTACGAAGGCATCCCCTCACTGCAAGCGCTCTTCGAAGCCGACATGGTCGAGCTGCCTTACGGCGACGAGGAGTCGCGCAAGTTCGTCGACGTCTTCATCAATGAACTGCACGGGCTGGGCGTCGAGACGCACGACGACACCGTGCTCTCGTTTTGGCTCAACGAGATCGGGATCCGTCAACTCGATTCGGGCTTCGGCTACGGCCGCGCTAAACGCTAGGAGCGATTCATGAAACAAACCAACGCGTGGTACGCCTCGCTGCCGCCGATTGTAGGCTCATTGCCGCGGCGACGTCGTCCGATTCCGCGCGTCATTGTGTCCATGCCGAGCTTTTGCACGTGCGAGCGACCCGCCTGTATCATGTGCAGCCGCCTCATCGGCGCAACGGTGATCAAGTGAACGAAACCTCCAATACGCTCATCGCACGGGCGGGCGTGAGCTCCGAGCAGTACGCGGCGCTTCCGCCGCTGGCGCGCAACCGCGTGGCGCGCGCCGTGCGCGTGCAGGCGAACCGCCTGGGAGTGCATCGCGTTCGCGCGACGAAGGCGCCGAACGTCGTCGCCAAGCGGCGCGCGAAAAACAAAGTCGCGCGCAAATCGCGGCGCGCGAATCGGACCGCGTCGTGAAGCCGTCGCTTGTATTCTCATTCGGCTGCGGCTTCTTCGCCTCGTCGGCCTTTGAGGACAGCATCCGGTCTTCGTGCGAAGGGCGCGTTCCTGGGGCGTGGATCGCGTGCTTCGTCGCCGGCACGATCGTCACGGCAGTGGCGGCGATCCTACTGAGGGTCCGCAACGCATGAAGCGGATTGCGACGTTCGCCCTCGCCGCGGCGCTCGCCGCCGGCTCATTCGTCAGCGGTCGCCCGCCGGTGGCCGGTGCCGCGCTTAATCCGTATTCGCACTGCGGAACGGAACGCTGGCACATCAAGACGCTCGACGACGCTGACGCGCCGTTCGTGCATCTCAACCCGATCTACCTCAGCGTGCAGGCGCTGCGGGCGGTGCCGGCGCCCGACGACTTTAGCAAAGACAACGACACGCAGCGCTACGATCCGGTCGAACTGCAGGTGTATCGCGTTCGCGCGGTGCTGGCCGAGTGGAAGCAGGAAGCCGATCGTGATTACCACATCGTCATCGCCGATCCGGACGACGCGAGTGCGACGATGGTGGCGGAAGTTCCGGATCCGCTGTGCTCCAGCGCGCAGGACTCCGGTCATGCCGCAGACTTTGCGCGCGTGCGCAGCGCATTCATCGCGTGCTTCGGGCAGCCGAGCCCGCGCATCCGCAAGTTTCCCGGCCGGATGCTCGTTGATCTCGACGGCATCGGATTTTTCGACATCGACCACGGGCAAACGGGTCGCGCCAAACTCGCCGACTCCGATGCGGACATCGAACTGCATCCGCTGCTGCGGGTGCGCACCGTGAGCGGCAAATGTTCGAAATAGTGGAGCGCGTGCTCGAGCGGCTGCGCCATCGCGCGCCGCATTCGCGCATGCGTTACAAGGCCAAAGACCTCGTGTACGCGTCGGACGCGCGCTGCCTGTGCGGCGCCGGCCTTGCGTATCCGAAAGTGAGCCCGCATCATGCGGACTTCGGCTTTTGGGACTGCTCGGCGATCCTGCTCGGCACGGCGGACGAGCGCGTCGTGCACGACGATCGCCGCCCGTTTGCGTTCTACAAGATTCGCAGCGAACTGCAGCCCAGCGCGTGCGCGCGGACGACGCGGCCGCGGTGAGCACGTTCACCTCGCTGGTCGCCGCGCTGCGCGCGGGATGGATGGTTTACGATCGCGCCGATGACGGCTATCTCACCAAGCAATTCTTCGCGATCGGCGGCTGGAAAGTCGGTCGCATCATCTTGCGAGGGGAGGCGCGGTGAGTCTACTGGACAATCTGCGCGCGCTGCTCGCAACCAAAGCGCGCGGCTCGAAGGACACCTACGCGAACGGCGGGCGCATCGCTGCCTCGAACGGTCTGAAGGCGTGGAACTTCGAGGAGCCGCGCAAGCGCGCGCAGCAGCTGCGGCGCTTCGCCGACAACAACGAATTCGTGCGCACGGCCATCAATCGCCGCAAGCGTCAAATCGGACAAGCCAAGTGGCGCTTAGTGCGTCGCGACAACCCGAACGCGCAGCCGGACGTCGCCGTCGAGAAGGCGCTGCGCGATCTGTTCGACCAAGTCAACAGTAAACACGAGTCGTTCCGCTCGCTGATGGACCAGGTCATCGAAGACATCCTCGTACTCGACGCCGGCTGCATCGAAAAAGAAAAGACGCTCGGCGGCCAGATCGCTAATTTGTGGGCGGTCGACGGCGCGTCGATCAAGCCCGATCCGGATTGGGACGGCAGCTCGCCGCGCGCGATTCGCTACCGCCAGTTCATCGACGGGCAGTGCGTGGCGACGTTCCGCAACGACCAACTCATCTACATCATGGCCAACCCCTCGACGCATCGCGTATTCGGCTGGTCGCCGCTCGAGACGCTCTTTCGCGTCGTGCGCGCGGAGCTGTACGGCGGCGATTACGAATTCGACATGCTGCGGCAGATGGCGCCCAACAAAGCGCTGTATCTTGGCCCCGGCGTGACGGACCAGCAGCGCGAGCGCTTCATCGAGTATTGGGAGAACGAGATCGCCGGGCAGAAGGCGATGGCCGTACTCTCCGGCGGCGATCGCGAAGGTAAGGGCGAGCCCAAGGTCATCGACTTGGGCGGCGACAACCTCGAGATGCGCCTGCAGTTCTACCGGTGGCTCGCGACCAAAGTCGCGGCCGTCTTCGAGATGGATCTGCTGGTTTTCAACTTGAGTGAATCGGTGCACAAGTCCGTCGGCAACACGCTTTCGGCGCGCACGGACGAGGGCGCGAACGGCTTGGCGTCGCTCATTTCGGAATTCATCACACGCGAGATTGTCTGGGAGATCGATCCGAGCCGCGCGCACGCGTTCGAGTTCGACGACCTCAATGCGCGCGATGCGATGGCGCAGGCGAAGATCGACCAGATCTACATGAACATCGGCGTGACGTATCCGAACGAGATTCGCGCGCGCGACGGCAAAGATCCGGTCGATTGGGGTCAGCAGCCGTGGGCCTCGCAGACGTCGGCGCAGCTCACCGAAGAAGACGCCGGCGACGGCAATGCGCCGAACGATGCGTCGCAAAATCTCGACGCGAGCAGTGAGCGGGAGGGCGGTAAGTCCGCCCGCCCTTTCGCGCAAAAGGCGGCGCGAACGCTTACCGTGGGGCTAAGTTACTTGGGCGGCTAGATCGTATCTGCGCGCGCGAGCGCGAGCGCATCGACGCCGCGTACACGCAGCGCAAAGCGTACGCGCTCGAGGTGCTGCGCCACCGGTACGAACACGCCAAGCACATCGAACCGGCGCTGAGCAAAGGCGTCTTCGATGCAAGCAACATCGAGCCGCTCTTCGCCGCGCTCTCCGACGACGTCGTGAACGACGATGCATATGACGAGGCTGCACGCGAGGGCGTGCACGCCGTGCCGGATGTCGAGAACGGCTCGAAACCCGACGCGGCGCAAGTCGCCGAGATTTGGCTGGGCAAGACGCGCCGTTACGCCGCGCAATTTCCGGCGCGCATCGCCAGCGAAGTCTCGAAGGCGGCGTACGACGCCGAGCGGCAAGCAAATGCCGACGGGCTCTCGGACGACGATCGCGTCGATGCCGTCGTCAACGCCGCCGCCGATAAAATCGAAGCGCTGCGATCGGATGCGCTGCTGTACGCCGAGCCGCCGTGGGGCGCGGGCAATCACGGCTACGGCGCCGCGCTCGACGCGGTCGGCGTGCTCATTGATTGGGACATCGAGCCGGAGGCATGTCCGGAGTGCGCAGTGATGCCCGAAGGCAATCCGTACACACTGGCGGCGCTGCCGATGTGGCCGGGCGATCCGCATCCGAACTGTCGCTGTCACATCACGCCGGACGACCAGACCTGGGAGTCGATTTTCGGCGACGCCGCCGCTTAGAGCGAAAAATTTCCCGACCGCGGGACGGTCATCCAACCACCTTCGAAGGAGGAACCCATGTTCAACAAACTCGCGCGCGTTATGCTCGCGCTCTGCTTTGCATGCGCCGCGGTCGCGCCGGCACTGGCCGGACCGGTCGGTGAACCCTATCCGACATCACTGACGACCTCGGGCGTCTTCCAAACGCTCGCAAACAACGTCTCGGCGTCCGCCAACCAAATCTTTCCGGTGCCCAACGCGCTCGGTCGCCCGCGAGTGGTCACGCTGTGCATGTCGGCATCGGCGGCAACCACGTTCACGGTCACCGAATCGGCCGACAACGCTACGTATTACCAGGCGACGCTGCCGGACACTGCGACCAATGCGAACTATGCGCCGGCATCGTCCGGCACGTTGTGCGAAACCGTCACGCCGGCCTCGTACTACAAAGTGCAAACCTCCGCCGCCGTAACGGTGACCATCCAGCTGCAGGCCGCGTACTAACGGTCCTCCCAATGCACGCAATCGACGACGCGATCTTCCACGTCGTCGTGACGTGCGCCGGCATTCGCATCGCCTATGAATCCTGTTCGCGCCTGCCGCCCTGTGAGGTCGGCCGTCGCCGCTGCAGTTGCCGGATCGCCCGCATCGCCACGACGTTCGTATCTTCCATGAACTGAAAGGCACCCCGTGAAAACATACAAGTGTAAATCGTGCAACTTCACGATCGAGGGCAACGGCCCGTCGGTCATGCGAGCGCACACGCGCGACGCGCACGGAGGCGGAGTTCGCAAAGCGGCCGCGGACGGCGAACGCCCGCGCGGCCGCGGACGGTGAACGCCCGAACCGAGCGGTCCGGACGCCGAAGCCACGCTGCTCGGCGCGTGCATTACCGCGTTTGCGAATGCCGAGACCGATCGCTACGCGGACCAACGCGTCCTCGAGTATCTCAACTCGCGCTTCGGCCCGTCGGCATACGAGGAGTAGCGTGAGCGCGCGCGACCTGTTCGAGGTTACGCTGCTCGCGTTCGGCGTGAGCGCAGGCGCGTGGCTCGGCCTGGTCGCGATCGTCAAACTGTGGGACCTGCGCGATCGCCACTAGCTTTCGGATCACCGCGGCCATATGTCACCCTGAGGCTCGACACTCAAGGCGGGTTGCGATGGACCGGAAACGACGCGCGCGACCCCTAACGCGCGCGTACGTATTCCCCCGGCGGCAACGGTCGCCGTTTTTGTTTGGAGGACACAATGCCCAAAGCGACAACGGCACCGCACGCTGCCGGTAAGGCGACGTTCAAGTTCTTTACCGGGAAAGTCAAAGCGTTCATCGCCAAAGACCTGGCCGGCGAAGAGCAGTACTACATCGAGGGCATCGCCAGTTCGAGCGTTCGCGATCGCCACGGAGACACGATCACCGCGCAAGCGCAAGCGCAGATGCTCGAGCAGGCCAAGGGCCTGACGATGTTCGGCAATCACGATTACGACGTCCCCGAAGACGTCTACGGCGTGTGCGAGGAATCGCACCTCGAGGCGAGCGCCGACATCGTTGATCTCGCGATCCGCATGCGCGTCGCCAAGAGCAATCCGCGCGCGATGCAGTGCTGGGATCTGATCAATAAGGACGGCGTCACGCTCGCGTTCTCGATCGGCGGTGGCATCACCGAAGCGGAGATCGACGAGGAGAACGACGACGGCTACTCGTGGTTTCCGCCGCTTATCATCAACGGCATCGAACTGTACGAGATTTCGCTGGTCGGCATTCCCGCCAATCCGCGTGCGTACACGCGCTCGTTCCTCGAAGACATTGCGCGCGGCACGTTCAAGAGCATGACGCGCGACGAGGCCGTGCGCGCGGTGTTGCTCAAGAAACTCGGCTTCGCATCCGTCGAGGAGGCGCCGCCTTCTGCCGAAGCCGTCGCCGCCGACGCGACCGCCACGCCGGAGGTCGAAGCGGCCGAAACGCCGGCGGAGGCGCGCGTTGAGGCGTCGACAAACGAGGGTTTGGTCCTCGCCGTGAATGTGGATACGAGTCAGGCGCGCGACGAGATCGCGGCGCTGGCAGCCGAACTCGACCAACAGATTTCAGCGCGCGATGCGCTCAAAGCGGAAGTCGACGCACTGCTCGCGCAGCGCGCTGCGACGCACGCCGAATGCGAGGCGCTGCTGAAAACCCTCGCCGAACTGAAAGCGACCCCGACCGGACGCCAATCGAAAACGGCAACCTCCGGCGGAAGCTCCGGAAATGGTACGGCGCTCATCGTCGATCTGACCAAACTCACCGCGGACGAGTTGCTTGACTACAAGCGCAAACTCATGCGCGGCGAGCTCGGCAGCGACGTTCGCTTCGCGTAAGCCGCGAAGCACACACTGCACCAAGCGTCCGATCTGGGCGCTTTTCCGTTTGGAGAGAAACCGTGAACGTTACGATGCAGACGAAGCGTCGGATTCCGGATTTCGAACGCCAAGCCGAGATCTTCGGCTGGAGTTCACCCGGCGTCCGTCGCGCGCTCAGCAAATATCTGGGCGTGCCGATCGTCGGCGATGTCGAAAAGGCGGTCGCGGATTCCAGCGGTGGCTCGGGCGGCACCCTGATTCAACAGGGCGTCGAGCCGGTCATCTACGAGGAATTCGTGCGCACCTTCCCGCTGTACGACCTGTTCGAAAAAGAAGAGTCGAACGGTCTTGTGCACGCGTGGGACGTCGAGACGGCGTACTCGCAGAACACCGTCGACCAACCCGTCACGATGACGGAATCCGCTGCCGTGTCGGACGACAAGAACACCTACACGCAGCGCACGACCAACATCGCCATCTTCGGCGTCCGGCGCGGCGCGTCGCTCAAGTCCATGTTTGCCGTGCGGCAAGGTACGGCGGGCGCGGCCTTCGGCGATCTCTCGCAACGTGAAACCGAAGGCGGCCTGATCAAGATTGCGCACGACGTGCAATCCGAGATGGTGCGCTTCCAAAACTCGGACAGCAGCTCGACCACGAACACCGCGGCGAACGGCTTGTACGACGCGAACGGATTCAACGGCCTGCGTTACCATCTCAACAACGCCTCGCCGCCGGGCAACTCCGTGCCGGTGGCCGTCTATGCCGGCAGCGGCTACGATGCGTCCAAGCAGCCGGTGCTGCAGGCGCTCGGCGCCGCGAACGATGCGATCGTGGATGCGTTGGGGATGCCGGTCGACTTCGTGCTCGCATCGGTCGGCGGCAAGCGCTGGATCATGAACGAGCAGCTCCCGCTGCGTCGTCACGTCGACAAAGCGGAAGTGCGTCCGGGCGTTGCGCTTGACACGGTCGAACTGGGCTCCGGCCCGGTGCCGATCTACGTGCTGCCGGGCGATGCGATCGGCTCGTATCTATCGGGCGGTCACACGTACATGGACATCTACCTCGGCATTTCGAACTTCGTGTCGATTCCGTGGCTGGGTGGCCCGACGCCGACCGTGCTCGACATCCCGATCGGCGCGGACGGCACCTTGCGCAAACTGCGCATCCCGTTCCTCATGGTCGGCCTGGCGATTCATTCGGACGTCGCGATCGCGCGCGTTCAACTGCAAATCGCCTAATAGCACTCCGTCATGCCGGCGGCGCACCTTCCGCGCCGCCGGTGGAGATCCGCATGCTCTACATCATCGAACGCGGCACGACGTACGTCACGCCGCACGGCACGGTTACG